CGAGATTAGCTGCAGTCTCGTGGGCTCGGAGATGTGTATAAGAGACAGGTTCCATCGTTTACTATCTTTTTATCATTTAAAGAGTATATGCATTTCTTATTATTTGAATTTACAAGTTTATTTCCATTAGGATAAAGATATAATGCAGTATCATCATAAATAGTAGTAGTATAAACGATACCTTCAGTTTTAGATTTAACATACATAAAAGTATCCATTTGGAGTGAATCTTCCATATATACTGCATCATCAAGTTTAGTTATTTCATAATCGTTTGAAAGGATATCATTTACTTCATTTGGTGTTAGAGATTTCTGCTCTTTCTTTTTCAAAGCTATTTCTTTGATTAAATCATTACCCTTCTCTTTAACAAACCACTCTGCTGCTTCCTTAAATTCATTTTCAGTGATATCTATTTCAGAAAGAAGATGATTAAAACCTTGTTGTAATTCCTCAGCATCTCCTTTATATTTAGAATCACATATGTTATCATTATCTCCACTGCCATCAAAATAGTATGTACAATAGTCATGATTACTCAAATACGAGGATTTACTATTATTTATTTTATCTATAACATATCCACCATTTTCATTCTGAAAGTAAATAGTTGCAACTTTACCTTCTTTAATAAATGATCCGAGCTCTATCTCGTTATTTTCATCATTCTTAATTACTAAACTATATGCTTGGTCATCGGGTTCGCTTACAATTCTTCCACAAGCCTTTTCAATACCGTCTGAATTATAACATTTATTATCTAATCCGCGATAGTCATCATATATGCCGCCATAGTTTAGCATAATTTTTGTAGTGTATTTTTCAATAGATTCAAAACTTTCTTCAGGGCTTTTTGAACTACCACATCCTACTAACCCAACAAACATTGTTGCACATATCAGTGCTGTGAATAACTTTTTCATTATTATTTTCCTCCCTCATTATTCTTTATGTAAACATCAACTGATGTGTTTACTAATAACTTTCCCCAAGCATATTACTGAATCATTTATATGAATATCCTTATACTTTTTATTATGACTAATCAAAACACCGTCACCAAGCTCTTTTACAAATGCTTCTCCATTGATCATGAAGATACCTACTTCACCGATATGTATTTCAGATTGCTTCTTTATCAGTAGCGTATCACCATCACGGTATGTAGGCTCCATGCTGTCTCCATTTACACCGATAGCGAAATCGACTTGCATATTATCCATCTCATTTTCTATTTCTATCATTTCTGGTGGGATATCGTCAAACACATATTGACCAGTTCCGGCAGATGCTACATGGCCATAATAGGGTATCAATAACGGAGGCTGTAAGGCTATGAATTCCTTTGCATGCTCTGACCGCCGAGTAATAGATAATCTTTCTATAATATCATTTACTATTTTTTTATCGCATTCTTCTAAACTGCGGTATTTTTTTATGTGGCTGCTTTCGCTCTCGGAAAGTTGTGCATCAGCTTTTATTAGCATTGTCATTTCATCTTGATAAAGATAATTTGCATCGCATTTCAATGCATCAAATAGCTTATACAATAGTTCAACTTTCGGAGAACTAATGCCATTTTCATAATTAGCAATGGCAGAAGGGGTTACACCGATTAAGTTAGCTAGTTCGATCCGGGTTAACTTTAAATCTTCTCTTCTTTCTTTGATCCTGCTATTCAAGCTCATAAAATCACCTAACTTTCTGTATACATGTTCATTATAACAAGAACTTTTGATTTTTCAATACTTTATTTACATAAAACTTGTAAAAATGTATTGACTTTACAAGAAATATTGATATTATAAAGGTGTTACAAGATTCTTGTAATAAAAAAAGGATGTTACCTCCGCATAGTGATTAACATCCCTAATATTAAATTGGTGTTTCCCTAATAGTTCTGTTTTTCTAAAAAGAAAGTACGAGCTGGACTGCCTATCCAGTAAGCCATTGAAACGATTTTATAGCCTCTTGCCAAAGCACTCTTTACGACAGAGGGCTTTGAAGTACTAAATTTCTTTTTTCTCACTAAATCACCTCCTATCTAGCGGAGGCACCAATTATTCTTATTATAACAGGAAGGAGAGATGAAATGAAAGAATTCACCTACGAAACTTTAGTAAGTAATATCAAAAATTTGATTTATGAGAAAGGAATAAAACAGGGAGTAGTGGCAAAAAGAGCACATTTTACAGAGAGTGAGTTTAGCAATATGCTAAATGACAGAAGAAAGCTCATCAGGGCGGAGCATATCCCGCGGATAGCTTTTGCTCTTGGTGTTGATGTAAACGAGCTTTTTAAAGCCAGCGATTCAGATTAGGAGGTGAAGAAGATGAAGAAGAAAATGTATGGTTTATTTGAATTGGAAGACGATACAGCAAATGCGATTATCAAGATTGATGGAGAGCCTGTTGGAACAGGGGTATGTGAATATACTCTTAATCACAAAGCTGGAGAACTACCAGTTGTTGACATTAAAGCTGATGTTGGTGTAAGTGGAAAGAAAAAAATTCATTATAAGGGTGTTCTATGCAATGAAAAAAATGCAGTATATTGTCCTGAATGTGGATTTTTATTAGGGGTAGCGATGTTTAAAGAAGGCCAGATGATTTGCCCAATATGCAAAAAAGCAGCTTCACGCAAATGAAGCCGCAATTTGAAACAAGGTCAAGCCTAAAGAATATGCATACCTTATAAAGGAGGGATGTAATGGATGTGACAGGAAATGTAATTGCAGATTATATGCGAGGGAATACCCGTATAGTTATATTGGATGATGCGATAGAACCAGAAGAGGAGCAAGAGCTCATCTATGAACGTGTCAGAGGTATCATCACAAGATCATGTCTGCGTAGACAAAAAGAAAAGGATGCTCACCCCGTCGAAAGTGCAGCATCCAAACTCAAACCCTTATAAAAAGGATACGCCTTTATTATAAGGGATACATATGCGAAAAGCAAGGAGGAGTAAGACATGACAGCAAATGAATCATTAAATGCAGAAAGTCGCAAAGCTAAAAATGAAGTCATCGATAAGGCCGTATCCGGTTTGAAGTTAAATGATGCAGAAAGAAAGCTTCTTGCATTTCTTATCGATATGGAAGACTTGGATACCATATGTAAAATTTGCAGTATCATCCGGAAGGCGAAGGAATACCAGCAGTGAAGGTATGGAGAGCGACCGCAGCCGGTGTGGCAGTCCTGACCATATCAGTCTGCGCCTTATTGGCCAAAGCTGACTGGGAACATACGATCGAAGAACTGCAGGTGTTGAATCAGGTCAATCATGAAGAAATCGATATGCTGCAGTCTAAGGTCAAGGAACTGAATGCAGAATTAAGAATCAAAGAAAAGAAAATCATTGAGCTGGAATCACAACCGAAATGACAGCTCTCAAAGTGAGGATAACGTATTACTGGCCAGGTGAAGACGAGTGGGGTGATATCATCAAGTATCCATGCGATGGCGAGCACAAGGCCATAGAAGGGCATACGATCGCAGTGGATCCAAGTGTCATATCACCTGGAAGTGCAGTGCTGATAAACGGCCATGAATACATAGCAGAAGATATAGGCGGAGCTGTAAAAGGCAATGTTATTGATATTTATAGCAGTGTACCTCACTATGAATCATATGAAACTATAGTTTATGTAAAGGAGGAATAAATGAGTACAACAGCAACCCTATTGATGGATATGGATATCACTCCTGACTTGAAAGGATTCGATTATATTAGATTGGCGGTAGCATTTGTTATAACGGATAAGGCAAAGTACAGAAATGTAACAAAGACACTTTACCCGGATATAGCCAAAGCATTTTGCTCTACTCCTGTAAGAGTAGAGAGGGATATCCGGCATGCAATAAGTAAAGCAATCTATTTGGATCATGGAGAAATTAAAAATTTAATCGGCGTATCGCCATACAAAAATAAAATGACTAATTCAGAGTTTATATTTTCGTTGGCATATGTTGTAAATGAAAATGGAGGATAAAAGTAATGGAAATGTACAAGAATCCACGTTCTGAAAGTAATATTATCCACAGACTTCAGAAACTTGGCTTCCGAGAAACGATGGGATACACTGATGGATCGTACCAACTAATGAAACAGGACAGGAGTGCAACGATACTCGTCAGTGATGATGGTGAGCGGTTTCACTACTATGGACCAGAAGGTACCGCAACGCATGAGGATGCAGAACTTGATGGAGAAGAATGGTATAAGCAGCTTCTGCAGGCCATCTATCTGCCGGTGATTAAGCCTGGAATGCTGGTCGCATATGAGCCTGGATATAAGGTAGAGCTTGGCAAGGTCAAACGTCTCAGCAAAGATGGTACAAAGGCCTTTGTCTGGTATCACGGTGGAGATACTGCAGCGTGCACAAGTGTTGAAGACCTGTATCCAATCGGAAAGGATTTTGTCCTGCAGCATAGAGATATGTTTGAAAATGCGTATTTGATCGATGACATCATCGCAAAAGAATTGGAAGGAGAACAATAATGAGTGAAGCTATAAAAATCAATAAGCTTGAGATTGAAAATGTCAAGCGTGTAAAGGCAGTCAAAGTAGAACCATCTCAGAATGGTCTTACTGTTATTGGAGGACGTAACAAGCAGGGAAAGACCTCTGTTCTGGATGCGATTGCATGGACACTAGGTGGAGATCGTTATAAGCCATCTAAAGCTCAGCGCGATGGTTCTGTAGTGCCGCCACACCTGAAAGTAGTTCTTTCGAACGGTCTTGTTGTTGAGAGAACAGGGAAGAATAGTAGTCTTAAAGTGCTGGATCCGGAAGGAAACAAAGGCGGACAGCAGCTACTGAAAGAGTTTGTAGAAGAGCTTGCCCTCAATATCCCAAAATTCATGCAGCAAAACGGCAAGGAAAAAGCAAATACACTACTACAAATCATTGGAGTAGGCGATCAGTTGCATGCATTGGAATTAAAGGAAACAGAAATATATAATGAGCGCCATGCTGTTGGACGTGAAGCTGATCGTAAAAAGAAGTTTGCCGAGGAACAACCATACTATCCGGATGCACCAAAGGATGTCATCTCTGTATCTGAGCTGATACAGCAACAGCAGGAGATTCTCGCAAAGAACGGGGAAAACGCTCGGAAGCGTCAAAAGGCAGGTGAAATACAGAGACAGGCAAACTGGCTCGATTCTGAAATAAAACGAATGGAAAAGGAATTGGAAGCTAAACGTTCACAGTATGCAGTCGTTATGAATGACCTGATGATCGCCAACAAAGATTCTATGGATCTTCATGATGAATCTACAGAGGAGTTGGAACAGAGTATCGCTAACGTTGAAGCTATCAATATCAAGGTCCGCGCGAATCTGGATAAAGATAAAGCAGAAGAAGATGCAAATATTCTGCGTGATAATTATGATCAGCTCACAGCAAAGTTGAATGATGTGAGAAAGCAGAAAACGGATCTTTTACATAATGCGAATCTCCCACTTCCTGAATTATCTGTGGAGGATGGTGAGATCATCTATGAAGGGCAGAAATGGGACAATATGTCTGGTTCCGATCAGTTGAAAGTCGCTACTGCTATCGTTCGTAAGTTGAATCCAAAATGCGGGTTCGTGTTACTGGATAAGCTGGAACAGATGGATATTGATACGATGAATGAATTTGGACATTGGCTGGAAGAACAAGGCCTGCAAGCAATCGCTACACGAGTGTCAACGGGTGACGAATGCAGCATCATTATCGAAGATGGCTATGTAGAGGATAATCTGAAAACTACTTTGCAGAAGACAACTGATATCCCTACAAAACCACTTCCTCAGCCCGTTACTCTTGGACAAACGAAATCGTGGAAAGAGGGATGGAAATGAGATTTGAAGTAACTCAGGGAACACTGCATAGAGCAAATAAAGTGGTGGTTTATGGTCCCGAGGGAATAGGCAAGAGTACGTTTGTAAGTCACTTTCCGCAACCTCTGTTCATAGATACAGAGGGATCTACTAACAAGCTTGATGTAAGACGTTTTCCAAAACCGTCAAGCTGGCAGATGCTGAAGGATGAGGTTACGGATGTGATCAAAGAAAGACTATGTAGGACCTTGGTGATCGATACGGCTGATTGGGCAGAACGGCTTTGCATCGAATCTGTTTTGCAAGCACATGGAAAGAAAGGTATCGAAGACTTTGGTTATGGAAACGGTTATACATATGTTGCAGAAGAATGGGGACGATTCCTCAACCTGCTGCAGGATGTTATCGATGTAGCGAATATCAATGTCGTGCTGACTGCGCATGCTATCATCCGTAAATTTGAGCAGCCGAATGAAATGGGGTCTTATGATCGGTATGAGCTGAAGCTTGGAAAGAAAACTACAGCGCAGACAGCACCTCTTACGAAGGAATGGGCTGATATGGTCTTGTTTGCGAACTATAGAACATTCTCAGTCGCTGTCGATGATAAGGGAAAGAAACACAAAGCCCAGGGTGGTCAGCGTGTAATGTACACAACGCATCATCCTTGCTGGGATGCAAAGAATCGTGATGGCTTATCTGATGAGCTGCCTTTTGATTATGAACATATCCGTCATGTCATTGAATCTACGCCAGTGCAGCAACCACAGCCACAGAGTAGTCCTGTTGTTTCACCAAGATTGGATATAGCTGATAATGTTGGTTCAGGTCCGATGATATATACACCAGATCCAGTCCCACAGATACCACCTAAAGAGACAGAAGATGAATATGCAGGGTTACCACAGGCTCTAATTGATCTAATGAAGTCAAATGAAATCACGGTCGAGATGATCAAGCAGGCAGTGTTGGCAAAAGGATTCTTCCCAGCTAGTATGGAGGTTCGTGAGTATGATGCGGATTTCCTGGAATACTTGACCACCAGTGATGGCTGGGGAGGACTTATGAATGAGATACAATTACCGTTTTAAATGAAGGAGGAAAATGAATGGAACAGTATAATAATTATCAGCAGAACCAGGAATTAGGATGGGATGCAGAAATCAGAAAAGAAAGTGAAATCATCTTATTAGAACCAGGTGATTACGATTTTATCGTAGAGTCATTTGAAAGATCGCGTTATGAAGGGAGTACGAAGATGCCTGCATGTAACTGTGCTGACCTATCCCTGCGCATAGATACAGCGAACGGACCGGTCACTATCAAACATAAATTGTTTTTACATCAGAAAACAGAGTGGGCACTGAGTGCATTCTTTCGATGCATTGGTCAAAAGAAGAAAGATGAGCCATTCCGGATGAATTGGAATACGGTCCCTGGTTCAAAAGGACGATGCAAGATTGGTCATAAGAATTACAACGATAATGAATATAACGAAATCAAAAAATTCTATCCAGCTGATGAAGTTACACCTGGAATGCAGCAGCCTCAGGGATATGCACAGCAGACATCCCCTCAGTACAATCCGCCTAAAAGATGGTAAACGGTCATGGAATTAAGACCATATCAAGCAGAAGCGAAAGAATCTATTTTCACAGAATGGGACAAGGGGATGCAGCGTACTCTCCTTGTCCTTCCTACAGGATGTGGAAAAACGATCGTCTTTGCCAAAGTAGCTGAAGAGTGTGTATGCAGAGGATACCGTGTATTGATCATGGCACACCGTGGAGAGTTGCTGGAACAGGCCGCCGATAAGATAGATAAAGCTACCGGTCTGAAATGTGCTACGGAGAAAGCGGAGGAAACATGCCTGGGACAATGGTTCCGTATCGTTGTCGGTTCTGTTCAGACTCTCATGCGGCAACAGAGATTAGATAGATTCAAGAAAGATTATTTTGATGTCATCATAATTGATGAGGCGCATCATTGCCTTTCAGACAGTTATCAAAGAGTACTTGCTTATTTTGATCAAGCAAAGGTCCTTGGTGTAACGGCTACTCCAGATAGAGGAGATATGCGAAATCTGGGTAGTTACTTTCAAAGCCTAGCGTACGAGTACACATTGCCAAAAGCAATCAAAGAAGGATTTCTGGTGCCTATCAAGGCGCTTACGGTCCCGTTAAGGATGGATCTGTCCGGTGTCGGAGTCCAGGCCGGGGACTTTAAGGTAAGCGATATAGGAACAGCCTTGGATCCGTATCTGTATCAGATCGCTGACGAAATGCTGGAATATTGCAAGGAACGAAAGACAGTAGTTTTCCTTCCCCTGGTGAAGACTTCCCAGAAGTTTAGGGACATCCTGAACGAGAAGGGCTTCCATGCAGCAGAGGTGAATGGTAACAGCCAAGACCGATCAGAGGTACTGAAGGATTTTGACGAAGGTAAGTATAACGTTTTGTGTAACAGCATGTTACTCACGGAAGGATGGGACTGCCCATCAGTAGATTGCATCATCGTGTTGCGGCCGACAAAGGTACGCAGTCTGTATAGTCAGATGGTTGGCCGGGGTACTCGTCTGTGCGAAGGGAAGGACCATCTTCTATTATTGGATTTCTTGTGGCATACGGACCGTCATGAGCTCTGCCATCCTGCATCACTGATCTGTGAGAATGAAGAAGTAGCAAAGAAAATGACAGATGATATGGAAAAGGCTCCAGGGATGGCTGTGGATATCGAAGAAGCTGAACAGTCTGCAGCTGATGATGTCATCCAGCAGCGAGAAGAAGCGCTGGCCAAGAAGCTCATGGAGCAACAGAAAAAGAAGAAAAAACTTGTGGATCCTCTTCAGTTTGAAATGAGTATACAGGCTGAGGATCTATCCAGTTATGTTCCTGCTTTCGGTTGGGAATGCTCACCTGCCAGTAAGAAGCAGCTGCAGGCATTAGAAAAATTCGGTATTTATCCGGACGAAATAGACAATGCCGGTAAGGCTTCATTATTACTCGACAGACTGAATAAGCGCAAGGCTGAGGGGCTGGCAACACCAAAGCAGATTAGATTCCTAGAGAACAGAGGTTTCCAGCATGTTGGGACATGGCAGATGGAAACTGCAAAGAATATGATAAGCAGGATCCAAGCGTGCGGCTGGCACATACCTAATGGTGTTGATCCACAAACATACAAAGGAGAAGAGTAAGCTATGCAAAATACCGACTTGAAAGAATTACTGGATTACATAGATCCTGCCACGCTTGATTATCAGGAGTGGGTGAATGTCGGTATGGCCCTGAAATACGAAGGATACACTGCAGCGGACTGGGATGCATGGAGTATGCAGGATTCAGCTCGTTATCATAAGAATGAATGCTTCAAGAAATGGGACACCTTCAAAGGAACAGGAATACCGGTCACAGGTGCTACGATCACACTGATGGCAAAGGACAGGGGCTGGCAGCCGATGCGAAGCGGCGGGCGGGAATTGGACTGGAACGATGTCATAAGTGGCGATGATGATCTTGTGATCGTTGATAAAGGATGGATCGAAGGGAAGGAGATACAGGAGCCAAAAATCTGGAATCCTGTGAAAGAACTTTCTACATATCTTGAAATATTATTCGATTCTGATGAGAATGTCGGATATGTCACAAGAAGCTGGGTAAAAGAAGGCAAACATTTACCGACAAAAGGGTGCTGTGATCGTACCGCAGGACAGCTTATACAGGAACTCCAGAAATGCAATGGAGATATAGGCAGAGTTTTAGGCGATTATAATCCGGAAGCGGGGGCGTGGATACGTTTCAATCCTTTAGATGGAAAAGGCGGAAAAAACGAAAATGTAGTTGACTGGAGATATGCTCTTGTAGAATCTGATTCAATGGATTTAGCGCAACAGAATGCAATCATAAGAGAATTAGAGCTTCCAGTAGCGTGCCTGGTCTATAGTGGTGGAAAGAGTATACATGCCATCGTACATATCGATGCTGCAGATTATCATGAGTATAGAAAGCGTGTCGATTATCTATATACGATCTGTAAGAAGAATGGTCTGGAAGTGGACCAGCAGAACAAAAATCCTTCCAGGTTATCGAGAATGCCGGGAGTAACTAGAAACGGTAAAAAGCAGTTCCTTATCGATACGAATATCGGAAAGGCTTCATGGAATGAATGGCAGGAATGGATCGAATCCGTGAATGATGAGCTGCCAGAACCAGAAAGCTTGGAAGATTATTGGGACAATCTTCCGGATTTGGCACCACCGTTGATAGACGGTGTTCTTAGGCAGGGACACAAAATGCTTATTGCTGGTCCTTCCAAAGCAGGAAAATCATTCGCCCTCATTGAAATGTGTATCGCTATCGCAGAGGGAATGAAATGGTTCAGCTGGCCGTGTACACAGGGAAAGGTCATGTATGTCAACCTGGAACTTGATAGAGCGAGTTGTCTGCACCGATTCAAAGATGTATACCAGGAACTGCATATCGCTCCCAGAGGGCTTAAAAACATTGATATATGGAACTTGAGAGGAAAGTCCATACCGATGGATAAGCTGGCACCGAAGCTGATCAGACGAGCAGCAAAGAAGAACTATATCGCTATCGTCATCGACCCTATATATAAGGTCATTACCGGTGATGAGAACAGTGCAGATCAGATGGCCAATTTTTGCAATCAGTTCGATAAAGTATGCACAGAGCTTGGTTGTGCTGTGGTCTATTGTCATCATCACAGCAAAGGCTCACAGGGAGGTAAGCGTTCAATGGATCGTGCATCCGGTTCCGGAGTATTCGCGCGTGATCCGGATGCGTTGCTGGATCTGATCGAACTGGATGTGAATGAAAATCTTGTTGAGCAGCAGTCGAATCGAGCTGTCTGTGATATATGTATGAGATGGCTGCAGAAATATGGAAAAGAGGACATAGCTAATGAAGATGACCAGTGCAGTGAGAAGCAGATGCTGGCTATCTGCAGAGTGAATTTAAAGGCTGTATATGAGGAGATCATCAAAGAGGTAGACGAAGTACGCAAGCAGGTCCAATGGCGCACAGCGTGGCGGATAGAGGGCACTCTAAGGGAATTTCCAAAGTTTGAACCAGTCAATCTTTGGTTCGATTATCCGGTGCATAGAGTTGATCACATAGGTGTATTAAAAGATGTCGTCCCAGAGGATGCCCAACCTGCATGGCAGAAAGCGATAGCCAAAAGGAAGGATCCTGAGGTGAAGAAAAAAGAGCGTAAAACTTCAATCGAAACAGCTTACGAGGCGTGCGGGATCGATGATAAAGTAACCGTTTCTGCCTTGTCGGAATACATGGGTGTCGGGGAAAAAACAGTAAGAAGACACATAAAAGAGCATGGAGGATTTAACATAAAAGACGGTATCGTCCTACGTAAAGAAGAGGGACAAAAACAGTAAATGTCCCTGTCCCTAACTTTGTCTTTGAGGGACAAAAACATGTTTTTGTCTGTCTGTCCCTCTGTTGAAAATATGAAAATTTGCATATATGTATACGTATATAATTACGCACGCATATAGCGCGGGCGAAAGTATACACATACTGTATATGATAAGTCAGGTATACAGTAATACGTAAGTTAAAAGAAAATGTCCCGCTTGCGGTTGCGGACATTTCCTTCCAACGTTACTGACGTAAACCGCGAGAAAGGAAAAAATAAAATGAGAAAAAAAGAAGTCGAAAAGTATTGGGAAAACGAAGATGGAGAAACCATTGAGTTTGGAAAGCATTTTATGAGATGTTTTGACAAAGCAGGAAAGTTGCAATTTGGTAAAAAGTTTTATGATACTTCAAATGGAGGACTAAAATACAAAGTGATTTTTGTGTTAGACAGAGAAGAATTAATCAACAGCAAGGAAGGTGCAGAATATCTGATGCAAACGATCGATGATTGGAGAAGCCAGGAACAGGAAGGTGGCAATGAATAAGCTTGGGATTGCTTGCATGCCATTGGTTGGTAATATTCCGAAGCCTCATGGTAGTGGACAATGGTCAAAAACGAAATGTCCTGTGTGTGGTCGTGAGTGCTGGGAAACGAATCAATTCAAATGGGCTAAGCAGGCTGGAATAGTAAAGGAAGCAGCATGTACTGAATGTGCATTGAAGGAGTGTAGTAGATAATGTTTATCAAAAAATCAAATTATAGGGAGTTGTTAAGAAGCAATCAGAATTTGCAAGACAGATTGCAGCAGCTAGAAGATATTCTGTGTCCTTGTGAACAGCATGAGTATGTTGTAGCTGATACAGAGACAACATATCCGTATATGGGCGGTCCCAGCGTTGAAATTTTGAATAAACGAAAACTAATCTGCAGGAGATGCAAAAAAGTCGTTTATGACTATGATGGTTGCGGGAATCATTATAGGCACAAGGACGTGAGCGATGACTGAGTTCTTCATGCCCATGAAGCCACCTACAACGACCGCTCAGCAGCACAAAGTGACAGGCTCACACTTCTATGACCCGCCGGAAGTAAAAGCTGCTAAAGCGAAGCTGGAAGGTCATCTGGCTAAACATATACCAGTATCGCCTTACATAGAGCCTGTAGAGTTGGTCACCACCTGGTGCTTCCCAGTAACAGGAAAGCATAGAAATGGTGAGTACAAATATACACGGCCGGATACAGACAATCTTCAGAAGCTGCTGAAGGACTGCATGACGAAATGTGGTTACTGGAAAGATGATGCACTCGTATGCAGAGAAATCGTTGAGAAGTTTTGGGCAGACATTCCGGGCATTTATATCAGGATTGAGGAGCTGACATGAAGAAGACGATGGAAGAAATACTGCAGGAGCAGGGATTGGAACAGGAGTGTATCTATGACTTCCTGTATCCGGAAAGGAAAGGAGAGAAGCAGAGAAATGAAAAATACATTAGCAGATCTGAACAACCATCTGTTCGAGCAGATGGAAAGGCTGAACGATGATGACCTTAACAATGAGGAACTTGACAAAGAAATCAAGAGAGCGAAGGCTATGACGGACGTATCAAGTCAGATCATAGAGAATGCAGCGCTTGGGCTTAGCGCTGAGAAGCTTCGTGCAGAATACGGAAATCAAGAAATACATCTTCCTGGAATGTTGGAGCATAAAAAATGAGCAGAAATCTTTTGACAACAGAGCAGGATACTTATCTTCGACAGATAGCTGAAGGAAGGTCGGTAAAGGAGTGTACGGTCATGATAAATGAGAAATTCGGTACATCGTTTACTGTAGCTCAGATAAAATCTTATAAGAGCAACCACAGCATCATATCAGGGAAGAAGCCTTGGGAATTTGCGAATCACGAGCAGACTAGATTACTGACAACTGAACAGCATAATTGGTTAGTAAAAAATTCAGAAGGTGTCAGCAACAGCGATCTAACAGATAGGTTCAATCAAACATATGGAACTGTGTTAACTCTGAATCAGATAATTTATTATAAATGCAATCACGGCATAAGTTCTGGATTGACCGGTCATTTCCCAAAAGGTAATGTGCCAAAGAACAAGGGGAAGAAGATGTCTGCGGAACAATATGAAAAATCGCGCCTTACGATGTTTAAAAAAGGGCAGCTGCCTCCTAACACAGAGCCAATCGGTACTGAGAAAATGTTGGCTGATGGATATATATGGGTAAAGGTCAACGATGCACCGAAGGCTCCTAAAAAAGTGAATTGGAAACAAAAGCATGTACTGATTTGGGAACAGGTCAACGGTCCTGTTCCTGAGAATCATGTCGTCATATTTCTTGATGGTGATCATGAAAACTTTGATTTAGATAACCTAAAGATGGTTAGCAGAGCGACGAATGCGCGATTAAATCAAAATCACCTGCGCCGCAAAGACAAAGAACTAACAGAAGTAGGAGTGGCAGTTGCTGAGCTGTTGACGAGGATACATAAAGCAAAACGACGAAAGGATGGAAAGTAATATGACAACAAAGCAACAGGCAGCAGAAGCATTTGAACGATATTTGGAAACCGGTAATTTTGAATATGCAAAGATCGTTGCTGATTATCTGTCTTGCAATAAGGAGGAAGAAAATGAAGAATGCTGAAAAGTATGCGGGAGAGATTGCAACTCTAATCGCTGATCGTGTTGACGGCGTGTGCAGTGCTTTCTCTAAATTAGAGCTGTTAAGATGCGTGAACTGCCCCTTGCATGGTAAATGTAAGAATCAGGAAAAATTAAAAGCTTGGCTCCTTCAGGAGGCTTCTTCATGAGGCCGGAGCATCACCAGGGGTACATACTGCTGCGTAACAAGGAACGGCCCGTAGCGGTGACTGTGGACTGTGCCTGGTTCATGTCACTACCTAAAAAGGTGAAGCAGTATTATCAGCGGAACTGGAATGTCGTATTGATCAAAGGTTGAAAATAGAAAGGTGGATCAGGATGATCGAAATCAAAGAAGTAAAAGAAGAAGACGTACTGAGTATCAAAGAAAACCATGTGTTGAGCTGTTTCACGGATTACCTGTATCATAAGCATGCCTCGGATCTTATCCAGGAGGAACTGGCCAACATAGCAGCTGAGCTTTCATCCGGATCTACTTCGACCGGCATAATCAGAGTATCGAAGGATAAGGGCAGCTGCACACCTTGGGAGAACGAGCTGCTGGCAAGGGAACACGAGCTGATCCAGGAGCAGGATAAGCATGAAGAGGCTATGGAGGTCGTTCATGGTTGGCTTGCAAAAATTAGAAATCCAGATCACAAGAACATCATCATGGAGTACCTGATTAACAACAGGGGTGAAAATGTTGAGATGGTTGCTGACTTATGCTCCACTTCCCCAAGCAATGTATATAAAGCGACTAAGAGGTTGATTAAGAACTTTGCAAGAAGAATTTCTTAAAATGTCCAATCATTTCCATGTCAAGTGTGTTATCATGATAGCATGGATATAGCAGGGAGGCAGAACTTCCTGCTTCGATCTATGAGAAAAAGCGGTAAGGAATCCTGCGGGACTTATCAGCGTAAAGCGTCTGAAAAGGGCGCTTTTAATTTACCTTTCTTTGTAGTATGATAAAGAAAAAGGAGGGAAATTATGAAATTAGAGGTTGAACTTATTCCGAGACCCTGTTGGAATAAAAATTTAAGGAAATTACTTAAAGCAAATAGATGGAATCAAATAAGTAAATCCGTAAGAGAAGCTGCGAACCATAAATGCGAAATCTGTAATGCAGAATGTGAAAAATTAGAGGCGCATGAGCAATGGGCGTATGACGACGAAAATCATGTGCAAAGTTTAAAAAGAGTAATTGCTGTTTGTCCAGATTGCCATCACGTCATACATTTAGGTGCAACTCAAAAGCGATTAGGATTCAAAGCGTATATGGAAGCTTTAGAACATTATAAAAAAGTAAATAATTATGATGATAAAAAAGTTAAAGAAGAGATTGAAAAGGCATCTGCTTTATATCGTAAGAGATCAGAGTTTACAGATTGGAGTTTTAATGAAGAATCATTTGAAAAAAACGGTATTTTAAAGACATATTTTAAGAATAATTGAGCTAAAGCACCCAAAAGGATGTTTTAAATTCATAAAACCACCTTTTGTATTTTTATGCATTCATATGATGTAAAATATGTATAGGAGGTGAAGGTAAATGAAGAATTGGAGTCTTACCAGCATTATAGACTATTATTTATGTTTGTTTATTTTAGAGTTAATGCCATTTTTAAATATGATTATATGTGCAGGGATAATAATATCAGTTATCGCTGATAAATTAACTCTTGAAGACGCAGTTCGTTGGGTAACATTGTTCACAACATTTTGCGCATCAACAGAACTATTGATCAACATTGCAGTCAAAAGGCATAAAAAGTTGAATAAATGAGTACACTTAAGCACCCAATGAGGTGCTTTTCTTTTACCAGGAAGGAGTGTGATAAGATGCCGAAGAAACCGGATGAGCGTATTGAACCAGCCAAGCAGATGTATCTTGACGGTATGAAATTGATCGATATAGCAAAGCAGCTGGATCTGCCAGAAGGGACTGTTCGGCGTTGGAAGTCCACCCACAAATGGGATAGCGAGCGTTCGGATAAAAAAGATGCGAACGTTCGGAAAAAACGAGGAGGCCAGCCAGGCAATAAGAATGCCACTGGACCACCCAGAAATCAACATGCCCGTAAGCACGGGCTTTTTTCAAAGTGGCTGCCTGAGGAGATCAATGAGATCATTGGAGAGATACCGGAGAATCCACTTGATATCCTGTGGCATAACATTCAGCTGCAGTACGCAAATATTATCCACTCCCAGCAGATCCTTTATGTGAAAGATAAAGACGATAAGACAGAAGAAACGACGTTCTCCGGCGAAAAGGGAGAAGGGTATGAGATCCAGCAAGCTTGGGACAAACAGGCAGGCAACATGAGTGCTCTAAGCAGGTCTATGAAGACACTGATGTCGATGATCAAAGAATACGACGAGCTGCTACATAAGAACTGGGACACTGCCAGTGCGATTCAGAAAGCACAGCTTGCACAGATACAGGCACAGACGGATAAGCTTACCATAGCAAAAGGCGATGATGAACAGCTGTCAAAAGTAGATAAGATCCTGGAGGAGATGCAACGAGATGCTGAGCGAAAAGCAGGCTGAATTCATTCGTGAAGGAAATCATCGCTGGAACTTCAAGATTGGCGCTACTGGTACCGGAAAGACGTACCTTGACTTTACCTATCTGATACCGCAAAGGCTGCGAGAACGCCACGGAAAAGAAGGATTGAATGCTCTGATAGGTGTTACACAGCAAACAGTCGAACGTAACGTGCTGGAGCCTATGCGTGAATATTGGGGACCTGACTTAGTAGGAGATATCCGGAAGGGAACCAATAAGGTCCATCTGTTCGGTGAGGATGCATACGTATTGGGCGCTGAGAAGATAAGCTCTGTTGCAAGGCTACGTGGTTCTACATTGAAATATTGCTACGGTGATGAAACAGTAGACTGGAACAAAGAGGTCTTTCAGCTGCTGAAATCACGATTGAGGACTGGATATAGCCTGTTTGATGGCACCGGAAACCCACAGCACCCAAAGCACTGGCTGAAACTATTCATTGACAGTGATGCTGATGTGTACTGTCAGCAGTATAAGCTGGATGATAATCCATTCCTACCTGATGAAGTGAGAGAAGAACTGAAAAAGGAGTATTTCGGCACCGTAGAGTATAACCGATATATCCTTGGAGAGTGGTGCAATGCTGAAGGACTGATATTCAAACCATATGCGGATAATCCAAAACTCTGGGAAGTAGAGATACTTCCTTTTTTTCAGATGGTCAACATCGGACTGGATATCGGAGGTACGAGATCTCATTCCACGCTCGCAGCTACAGGGATAGCACCGGCCTACAGTTCGATCTGCACTTTCCTGGAAAAGAAGATCACTCATGCGAAAGGTACGATCGATACGGTAAGTATCTGCCGTGCATGTGTGGAAATGATACAGCTTTGTATCTTAGAGGGGTATTATCCAGCATATATATTCGTTGATAACGCAGAACAGGTCATCCTGAACAGTATCCGGGGATATGTACAGCGTGCTGGGTATACGACGGTCGTTTGGGATTGCAAAAAGGTAGAAGGAAAAGACAGGATACTTGTCTATAACCTGCTACTTGGTCAGAAGCGTATGCTGTTCCGGAATGTACCGACAGTATCAGAAGCGCTGGCCACGGTCCTCTACGATGAGAAAAAGGATGAGGATGCTATCCTGGATGATTTTACGACTGATGTCGATAGCTTCGATGCACATTTCTACAGCTGGAGCTTTTTCATGGATTATATTACCGCATTCAGATAGGAGGGATGCTATGAAGAACGTTTATGAGGTTCTGAAGGATCTTGGCCATGAGATACCAGAGGAATTACAGCAATATTACGGTAACATCGAATACTGGAAGCAGTGGTGGCAGGGATATGTGCCAAAGTTCCACCAGTATAAAGTAACGAATATTGAAAAAGAATTGATGACAATGAAACGAAAATCCCTGAAGATGGCTAAAAAAGTATGTGAGGACTGGGCCAATCTCATTCTTAATGATAAGACAACGGTTATCATCGATGAGACGGTGGATGTCGGCACAGATGGGAAAGACGATAGCAAAGATAATAAAATAAACGAATCTCAGAAATTCGTCACCGGTGATGAAAACGAACAGGCAGGTGGCGTTTTTGGATTGTCTAAGTTCTGGAAGAATGGTAATAAGACTGTAGAAAAAGAGTACGCTCTGGGAACAGCAGCATTCATTCTGGTACCTTACAAAGCAAAAGTGTGGAAAGGAAAGCTGACAGCAGAAAGTGTGAAAATCAATTGTATCAAGGAAGCCTGTTGTATCATTCCATTATCGTGGGACGGTGACGATATTACAGAATGCGCATTCGCCAGCAGCAAGCAGATATCAGGGAAGTCTTATATGTATCTGCAGGTCATGCTGCAGCTGGATGATGGCCGTTACAGGGTGGAAAATCATTACTATCTGAAAAGCGGCGATTCATATGAGCCGGTCAGCTCCAATCCAAAAGGTGAAGCACTGTGGTATATCCTCCCTGCGAAGCCTTTCTTCATATTGACACCTAACATCGAAAACAATATCCTGGAAACGACACCGATGGGGATATCCGTATTTGCAAATGCGACAGATCAGCTCCAGGCATGTGATATTGCCTATGATAACATGTATACAGATTTCATTTTAGGACGCAAGAAGGTGTTCATGAGTCAGGATGTCATCAGTACAGAGGATGTGCCGGTGATGGGGGATGACGGTAAGCCGAAGCTTGATAGTAACGGAAAGCCTGTTATCAACAAGAAGCCGATGGCCGGAGAAGCAATCGAACAGAGCATGTTCGTGAATGTTGGACAGCAGTTGCCGACAGCAGATAGATTCTTCCAGGAATACAATCCATCCCTACGTGTGGAAGAAAACAAGAATGGTATCCAGTTCGCATTGAATCTGCTCTCTTCAAAGGTAGGTTTTGGTCAGAACAAGTATCAATTCAGTATACAAACGATGGCAACGGCTACCGAGGTCAAGGCAAGCAGCAAGGATCTGACAGAAAGTGTATGGAAGCAGCGTGTGGTGATACAAGATGTCTTGACCGAAATGACACGTTCGATTCTCACTATTGGAAGGGAATTATGTGGTAAGTCTGTAAATCCAGATGCTAAAATTACTATAAAATTCGACAATACGATGTTCAATGATGAAGAGGCAGAAAAACTCATGGACATGCAGCTGGTGAGCGCCGGAATCATGCTGGAATGGGAATGGCGTGTGAAATGGCTTGGTGAAACTGAGAGTCAGGCAAAAGAGATACTGAAATCAGCGAATAAGGAAAAGGGCATCACCTATGAGGATGATTGATGCTGGATCCGTATTATCTTGCACATTGTACTGATGAGATCGAAGTCTTATTCGCTGACCTGGAAACAAGTATACTGGAAGACATCGCCCGACGGATACACGAAAATAAGTATGAAACGACAAGCACTGCACAGTATCAGCTGAATCGTGCGAAGGCACTGGGATTGCATGACTCTGAAATCAAGAAGCAGATCGCTGATATCCTGAAAATCAGTGAAGAGCGTGTTTCAGATATCATATCCAGTGCAGCATATGAGGCGGTTGAATCTGATAACCTGATATTCAAAGAGGCCTATGAGAATAGACTTATCAATACATTCAGTTATGATAAAGCCAATCTGAGCAAGCTCATCCTGAAGGGCATCGATGCTACGAACGGAGAGATCCGTAATATCTGTAAGACTACAGCAAAGACAGCGAGGAAGCTGCTCATCTCTTCACTTGATCAAACATACCTAGGAATACAGAGTGGAGCTTTCAGCCAGCAGGAAGCTGTAGGCTTTGCCATTGATAAGGTTGCTAAAACAGGACTCCAGTGGATCGATTATCAAAGTGGTGCACACAGACGGCCGGACAGCGTGATCCGTAATGTGGTGAGGTCCGGTGTCAATCAGACCGCTTGTAAGTGTCAGGAAAAAAACTTCGATGATCTTGGAGGGAATCTGGTAGCTACGACGTCACATGTAGGAGCCCGTCCGGAGCACACAGCATGGCAAGGGAAAGTGTTCTGGTGGAAAAAGAAATACAAGAACTATCAGAATTTTGAACAAGCCACCGGGTATGGTACCGGTGCAGGTCTTGGAGGATGGAATTGCAGACATAGCTTTTTTCCGTATTTTGAAGGATTATCCAATATGCCATTCGAGCATTACAGCAGTGCTGAGAATGATGCCAGATATGAGCTTGACCAGGAACAGCGTTACAACGAACGTAAGATACGGGAATGGAAGCGCAGGCAGGCTGTAAACAAGGCTGGTGGTGTGGACAACACCAGAGAAGCGAAGAAAGTTAGAGAATGGCAGAAACGCCAGACAGACTTCCTAAAAGCACATCCTGACATGAAACGTAATTATGCCAGGGAGAAGATTGAAAAGCGCACTATCACGATTAAGGAAACGACGGTTAGGAAAAACAATATGCTTCTGAAAGGATATGAGACAGCCTTAAAAAAAGGTGATATTTCTTCCTTTGTAACCTTTGATACATATAGATCGACAGCTGAAATTATCGAGAAAGAACTTATCGGATTAAAGGCAAAAGGTGGTATAATAGTATCAGGATATAAAACGCATTTCATCGATCGCATCATAGGTCAATATGAAAGTAGCAATGAGCCTGTAAAAGGTATGAGAAAAGGTGTTAATATTCAGAGTGTCAAGAATGCGCTTAAGCAAGGAACGATGAAGACTAAGGCAGACAAGAAAACAGGAAAGAAGAGTATAAATTATATTACTGATGAATGCATTGTATCCGTGAATCCGGTAACAAAAATATTGATTCAGACAACACCGAAAAAGTAGAGAGGAGATTCTTATGGTTTTAAATGATAAAGAAATTGATTTTATTAAGAAAAATATCACAGATGCCGAATCTCTGTTAAAATCTGCTGATCCGAATGATTTGATAGAGGCATTACATGATTTCACTGTTTTCACAATGGATGAGAATGATGATATCACAGATATCGGACGTCAAGCAGAACGTATTATCGATAAAATAGTATACAGTGATTAAGCACTCGTGATGGGTGCTTTTTTAATACCTGGAAGAGGGTGAGATAATGTGTAAACATGCATATATCACGGAGCAGCGAATTTATTATGATAAAGGATGCAGGGTCATACGGGAATATGATACCTGCATTTTTTGTGGCCACAAGACGGAAGAACGTCTCAGTTATATGAATGATCCGCCTAAACGTAAGCTACCGTATTTCGGACCACATTTACCATGACCTGAGCATGTCGTTTAAACTGCATCATTACTCGATGGCAAGAGATATAAACTGCCAGCCTATTCCCGGAGAGAACCGGATATAAAAAACACAGGAGGAAATAATGGAATTTTTAAAAGAATTTTTAGGTGATGATCTGTATACTCAAGTTGAAGCAAAGCTAAAAGGCAATGATAAAGTAAAACTTGCCAATCTAGCTAGTGGAGAGTACGTGTCAAAATCTAAGTACGACGATGAAATCAAAGCCAAGGATATTAAAATCACAGAGTTATCCAACACTGTCAAAAAATTCGATGGTGTGGATGTAGCAAAGCTGCAGCAGGATGTAAAAGACTGGGAAAAGAAGTATCAGGATGACCTTACATCCGCTAAGAAAGAAGCTGCCATCAAACTGGCGATTGCGGAGGCGAAGCCAAAGAGTGAAAAAGCACTGATGGCTTTTCTGGATACTGACATCGTTAAACTGAACGATGATGGTACAGTTACCGGATTGAAAGAGCAGCTGGAAAATATCAAAAAAGACAACGGTTTTCTCTTTGAAGAAGCTGATCCACAGAACGTGAATCTCGGAGGAGACCATGACAATAAACCAGAAACAAAAGAATCGACTTGGGAATCTGCCCTTGACGATCACTATGGCAAAGAATAGGAGTGATGAATAGATGCCATTAACATTAGCACAGGCAAAGGTCGGTATGGCCGACAAAGTAGACCAGATGGTCGTAGATGAGTTCCGCCGGGACTCTTTTCTTTTAGACAAATTGATTTTTGATAACGCAGTATCACCAGGTACCGGTGGCAGTACGATGACATACGGGTACATGCAGCTGCTGACACCTTCTACAGCAGAAGGACGTAAATTAAATGAAGAGTACAAGCCGGGTGAGGCTCTGAAAACTAAGAAGAATGCTGATATCAAGATCTTCGGTGGTAGCTTCCAGGTAGACCGTGTACTCGAGGATACGGCTGCAAAATCTGAAATCGCATTTCAGTTACAGCAGAAGACGAAAGCAGCATCTAACAAGTTCCATTATGATTTCATCAATGCGGATTCCACAAACAAGGAAACTGATTTTGACGGATTGGAGAAGCTGGTAAAGGGAACGAGTACAGAATACATCCCTACAGCAGCTATCGACCTTTCAGACGAAACGAAGATTGCAGCAAACAGCAAGAAATTCGTGTTTGAGCTGGACCAGTGGCTGGGGACATTGGATGGACGTCCGGACATGTTGCTCATGAACCGCCGTATGAAAACGATCATGAGCGCAGTCGCTCGTGAACTGAAATACTTCACGCAGACAGAAGACGCTTTCGGTCGCAAGGTTGGAAACTATGACGGCATCCCTATGGTAGATATGGGTGAGTATTATGACGGTTCGACCACTGTTCCTTGCGTAGCTACAGACACATCCGGAGAAACCTCTATCTATGCTATCAAGATCGGTCTGGACGCCTGCCACGGCATCAGTCCGAAGGGAGAAAAGCTCATCAAAACGTATCTTCCGGATATGAAAGCACCGGGAGCTGTAAAGACTGGTGAAATCGAAATGCTGGCAGGTATCGTGCTGAAGAACAGTAAGAAAGCCGGCGTCTTCCGCAAGGTGAAGATCTCTGCTCCAGTAAGTGTAGTGAAATTAGCGAAGGGCAGCCTCGGCACTGCAGGGGATAAAACGATCACAGGGTTAGAGGCAGGAAAGACATACCGTGTCCAGAATGCATCTACTGTCAAGTATACTGCTGCAGATGGAACACTTACAGAGGAAGCGGAAAAGGCTGCTCTTGGCGAAGGTATCACAGCTGTCACAGGGCTGACGAACGGTCGCATCTATCTCGTAGAGGAAGTATAACAGGAGGTAACCATGATCACATATCCGCAGTATCGGAATTGCGGTGGTTCTCTTGATGAATATGAATTTGGTCAGCTGGAGCCTGGTGTATGCCGGCTGATCGATTCGTATATCAAGAATAACATTCCGTATTGGAAGGTCAGGAAGCTGTCAGAATACGATATCGATTTCAGCGATATCATTACGATGCAGGTAGACTTCATTGCTGAGAATGGTGGAAAAGCCGCATTGAACGGTAATTCCGATTTCAACATAGCAACAGTAACAACGAAAGGATTCAACTACCAGATGAAAGGAAAACAGGTACCTATGTTCAATAATGTTCCGTTATCACCGATGATGGTCACAGAGTTACGAGATCTGCTGCGGCATGCAGGCCTGTTGACGATGTGCTTATGATACGTTCACCTAGGTTTATCCGACCTCATAGGATACTCATCAGAAACAAGGTGGATGAGTTAGATGGCGAGGCAAAGTATCAGACCACGACGGTCAATCATGTGTGCGCAGACGCTGCATATGGAATGAAGCAATCGCAGAAAGGTATCCAGCCTGCAGGTGATCTATTGGTCATCATAGATATGAATGATCTGGTGGCCTTTGAAGGAGCTAAAAAGCGTACATACAAGGAGCCGCTGGTGTTTGATTCAATGGAGGATACAGAAGCGTTCTTCACCCTGCGTCCGGATGTGGACCTTATCGTATATAAAGGTCATGAATATACCGTAAATAGCGTCGGTGAGGTCAATCCGGTAAGTGATGAGCCTGATTTTCTGGAGATCATCGCAAATGAGTAGATTCGAATTCAATGAGGCTAAAGTAAAAGCAAGACTGAACAGTCAGACAAAAAGAGCCAGGCGTCTTCTGAAAAGTGAGATCGTTAAGGATACAGAGAAATTCGTGCCGATGCAGAGTGGCTATCTGAAAAACTCCATTACGAACAGCATCCAGAGCGATGATGACTTTATCATCTACAACACACCGTACTCCAGATTTTTATACTATGGGTACGTGATGGTAGGAAAGATAACACATCGTCCCTGGGCTAGGCGAGGAGAAACAAAGGTCAAGACTGACAAAAGATTGAATTTTGGAAAGGTGCATCCGATGGCTTGTTCCCACTGGTTTGAACGCTCAAAGGCTCTGTATAAAGAAAACTGGTTGAAAATAGCAAAGAGGGTGTATAGAAATGGACGATAGAAATAGTGTAACCCCACAGGAGAATACGCAGGTCATTGAAAGCCTGTATAAGTATCTGCAGGCATTGAATATCGGTGTACCGATATCGATCGAGTATCTCACGGACAAAACTCCGGCGATGGCAGTGAAGCAGGTGTCCACTGCATATAAAACAAAAGTCAATATCATAGGCGGCTATGATGCAGAGTTGCCATTCGCCATCTATCACAGAGCAAAGGTCAACGACATCAACAGCATATTGGCAATCACGAAGCCGTTGAATATCATGGCAGATATCTTCGATATGGAAACGGAGAATCATTTTCCGAACCTCAGCCTGCCAGGCTATGTGCCTGTGAAGATAGAAATGGTATCGACGCCTGCGGATGATACTGGGAAAGACAACAACACGGCCACTTTTATGGCTATGTACAAGCTGACATACAAGAAGAAATCAAAATACAGTTAGGAGGTATTATATGTCACAAACAACAGGGATCGCAACTCGTAATGAGCTGCTTTCATTCATGAATACTGGCACAGCAGATGCGCCAAAATGGTGTCTGATCGGAGAAGGGTTCAGTGAGCTGACGGAGAATCTGAACGCTAAGACGAAGGACAGCCATTATATCCATCAGGTGTCCGGAACCTCATCCGTCATCGGCTATGCACCGACATTCGATTTTACTGCAGAACTGGATAAGGCTGATGATGTTACTACGTATATTGCAGAGATCGGGCGTAACAGAAAGGTCGGAGCAGATTGTGAAACGGATATCGTCAATGTCTATAACTGGATCGCAGGAAAGACATCCGGAACACAGGTAGCATATAAGCAGCATATCGCTATCAAGGTAGACAACAGTGGATCTGGAGCTGCCGGTGATGCGATGGCGTTGTCTGGCTCACTGATGTATAAGGGTGATGCCGTGAAAGGCGAATGGGATCCGGAAACGAAAACATTTACTGCGGATGCCGAAGTAACACCAGTGGAATAGGAGGATAACGATGAGCAAATTTACGTTTGACAAGAAAGAGCCGAAACTGCTGAAGCTGGAGATCGAAGGAAAGTCCTTCCGATTCAATCCATATTCACTGGCAGTTACGAAGGCAGCAGAGAGATTCACACAGTGTCAGGAACCGATCATCAATGCTCTGAAGAAAAAACCGAACGAGAAGGAATTGGATAGGCTCGTGCTTAGATCCTGCGAACTTGTAAGGGAGACAGTGAACAGGATGCTGGGGAAGAATGCGTATGAAAAGATATTCTCTGGAAGAACGGTCGATTTTCAGGAGCATCAGCAACTGATGACTTTTATCTTTGAAGAGATCAATGCATTCTGCCAGGTAAATCCAAAACCACGTCGTGAACCTTTTGCTTGATGATGCACCTGATCATATCACAGTATGTGGTCAGGTCATACCTATTAAGACTGATTTCCGTACGTGGATTCGATTTGAAAATACGATGTTGGAAGATTGCGGCAATGAAGAACGATTCCAAGCCATCCTCAATGTTACGAATGGCATGTATTCGGATATCCCGGAATTTATGGATCAGGTGTTATGGTTTTATCAATGCGGCATCAATCAGACAGGGAAAGGTACCGGCAGAGCGAAACGGGTCTATGATTTTGAGAATGACCAGTACATGATCTATACGGCCTTCCGGCAGTATTACAATATCGATCTGTCCACTGCGCAGCTGCACTGGTGGATATTCAAGCAGTTGTTCCTTGAACTGCCGGAGGATAGCAATATAAAAAAAGTGATGATGTATCGGTCCATTCGGGTAACAGCAACGATGTCTCCTGAGCAAAGGAGATACTACGCAGAAATGAAACGAATCTATGCACTTCCGGATAACAGGACTGCAGAGCAGAAAGCAGCCGGCTTTGCTACTCTCCTTGCAGGAGGAATGAATATCAAAGAACCTTGATGGTTCTTTTAATTTTGAAATGAGGTGATGCGATGTCACAGGCTGATGGTAGTATTATCATCGATACCAGGATAGATGAAGCCGGTTTTTCCAAAGGACTGAACATGATGAAGAATGCAGCAGTAGCTGGGGTTGCTGCCATCACAGCGGCGATCGGTACAGCAAGTGTTGCAGTCATAAAGCTTGGCTCAGAATTTGAACAGGCGAATGCAAAGGCCAGCACACTGTTCGGTGATGCCCAGGTGGATATGACACAGTATCAGGGAAAGATGCTGGAGCTCTCCACGAAGACCGGTCTGGCCGCTTCTGAACTTGGTAATACGATGTATGATGCTTTATCTGCAGGTATCCCGGCCAGTGATGATATGTCGGAAGCGCTGGGATTCCTGGAGAAGAATACGAAACTGGCGAAAGCCGGCTTTACCGATGTCAATACAGCCACTACAGCAACAGCCAAGGTGCTGAATGCGTATAAGATGGACGTATCAGAAACAGACAGGATCCACAAAGTATTGATGCAGACACAGAACAAGGGTATCACGACTGTAAATGAGTTGGGGTCTGTTCTGTCACAGGTGACTCCTACAGCATCTGCAATGGGTGTTTCATTCGAGCAGGTCGGTGCTGCTTTGGCAGGTATGACTGCACAGGGTACACCTACAGCCCAAGCAACTACACAGTTGAATCAGTTGATCGCAGAGCTTGGTAAGAACGGTACACAGGCCAATAAAGCTATGATGGACATGTACGAGGGCATGGGGTATGGCAAGAAATCCTTTAAAGAATTGATGGATGAAGGAGTTACCCTTGTAGATATCATCGTGGATATGGAAGGGTATGCAAAGGAGAACGACAAGTCACTGATCGACATGTTTGGATCTCTGGAAGCAGGAAAAGCTGCTCTATCGATGGCAGGGGATAACGCTATAACATTTACCAATAACCTTGAAGCTATGAAAACAAAAACCGACGTCGTAGGAGAAGCATATGACAAGGTCACAGATACCTTCAAAGAGAAGTCTACCAAAGTAGTGAATTCTCTTAAGAATGTAGGCATAGCGGCATATTCGAAGTTTGAGAAGCCATTGAAAAAGTCTATGGATGTGGCACAGGGAAGTGTAGACGAATTATCTAAACAGATGAGTAATGGGAAGCTTGGAAAGAGTGTAGATAAGATTGCGGAAGCGTTTGGTAAGCTTATCGAAGTAGCGGCTAAGTTGGCTGAAAAAGCCATACCCTTGCTTGTGAATGGTTTTTCCTTCCTTATCGATCATGGGAAAGAACTCACGATAGCATTATCTGCTGTAGGTGGAGCTATGTTAGCCATGAAAACTTATAATACAGCAAAGGATGTTATAGAGCCTTTGATGAGATCGTTTCAACAAGCTGCACTCCAAGTAAAGCTTTTCGAAATAGCCAATACTGGTGTTACTGTCTCGCAAGCCGCATTGAATGGAACTTTATCATTAGGGGAAACAGCTGTTGCTTTACTGACAGGAAAAATCAGTCTTGCTACCGCAGCACAGTCCGCATTAAACGCTGTACAGGCCGTATCTCCGATGGGATGGGTTGCAATAGGTGTTGGTGCTTTGACTGCAGGTCTTACGGCTTTATGTCTTATGACGAATGATGTTGCCGATGAAAACGAAGAGCTAAGAGAAAGTCTTGAGAAATGTAATGAGGAATGGGAAGAACTAAAAAACACGCAGGAAGAAAAGCTTGCGACAGACCTCGGAATGATCCAAAACACAGAGAAACTGAAAAATGAGCTCGATACTCTTGTAGATGCTAACGGGAAAGTAAAAAAAGGGTACGAGGATCGCGCCTCTTTTATCCTTGGTGAACTCAATGATGCCTTAGGTACTGAATACTCGATGACTGATGGCGTCATCAATAATTATAAGGAAATGACTTCATCGATAAATGAGCTGATTACGAAAAAGAGGGTAAAAGCTATCCTTGATGCACAGGAACCTATCTATCAAAAAGCGATTACCGAACAGCAAAAAGAAGGTATCCAAATTGCTAAGCTACAGGCAGAAGTCACTGATAAAAATAATCGTATGAAGGCGATTGAAAATGACCTTATAAAAAAATATGGTGATAATTGGGCTATTGAGGCAGGTCGAGCACAGGATGCGATGCTGCAGGAATATGGCACTCTTGCAAAGTCCACAAGTGATAAGAAAAAAGTTTTGAATGATTATCAGAAAAGCTATGACAAGCATACAGAAGAAATCATCAATTATGAAAATAATGCTACTCTTGCTGCTAGTAAAAATAAAGATGATTGGGTCAAGGTACAAACGGATATACAGGCTGAGTCTGGCAGAACGTATGAAGAAAAAAAGAAGAATCTTGAGCTTGAAGTTTCTGCATTGGATATGGCTTATAAGGATTTAATACAGCGGCAGGAAGCTGGTGACAAAAGGATCAGTGATGCACAAATCGAAGCTGCAAAAAAATCCAAAGAGAACAAGGAAAAAGAGCTTCGTGGTATACAGTCGACTGTAGAAGAAAAAACACCTGGTCTTATCGATGTTGCTAAAAATCTCGCAAATAAGTCTGTAGAAGCGATGAATAAAGTAAAAGAAAGCAAGTCAAAGGGTGCTGATAATGCAGCCGGTTATGGGAAGGGCATCGATTCCAAAACAAGAGCTGCTAAAACGGCGGGAGGTAGACTTGCATCTTCTTCTGCATCCGGATCCAGTAATTATTCAGGAATGAAATCGGTCGGACAAGAGTCAGCACAAGGATATATTGATGGTTTGGCATCAATGGCTGTAGATGCTTTCAATGCAGGATTTTCCTTCGTACAAAGTGCTATGGCCGGTGGGAGGAAAGGGCAAGATTCGCATTCACCCTCTCGAAAATGGAAAAGAGAAATAGGGATAACGGCGGGACAAGGCTATATTTTAGGACTTGAAGCTAAATCAAAGGATGCAGAGAAGACGGCTACTGATTTCGTTAGAAGAGCTATCGATGCGGCCAACGAGGAAAGTGAACGAGGTATAGATATTTCAGGTATCGTTTCAAAAGCAAGGCAGGCAGTATATGCCGAACAGTCAAAAATGGCCGCAGTTGCGGATATACAGTCTAAAACCGAAATCCTAAAGACATCAATGTTTAAAACAGATCTATCGGCCATGTCTGCAACAATGAAGGGCGTTATCGAAAACCGTATCTATATCGGAGATAGGGAGACCGCTCATGTACTGGCACCATTCATCAGTGAAGAAATGGCATTTCAAGGGAGGTAAGGTATGCATAAGATAAACAAAAAGCCTATAAGGAGCTTCAGCGCTTCTATTGCGGCATTCGATTACCAGCCGATGCAGATATCAAATACCTATACAGAGAGTATGGTGCCTATATTGATAAAACGCGATATGAAACCTAAACGATACGACTTAGTGATAGATTTCATTTCCCAGAATGATATAAGCCGTTTCTTATCAGAGGCTATCGATAGGTTTGAATTGAGAATCGGTGACGGTTATGTGTATACGTGTTATCTTGATGGTGTACCATCAGTGCAGCAGGAAGGAGTATGCAGCTTCACGCTTACTCTTTCATTGCTAGTTCTGCAGAGAGGCGAGGAACGTCGTTTTACCTTGAAAAACAGTAATAACTACATCACGATCAAAGGGACCTATAAAGCAGGTATCTGCTATGAGATAACACCTCATTACAATGGAGAAATCACAGTAGGAGGATATACGATACGCAATATCCATACAGGCAAACAAATCATCCTGGATGGTGAGAGTATGCTTATAACCGAGGATGGCAAAAACAAATATTCTGATGCAATGTTTACCAAGTTTCCAAGCTTGGAACCGGGTGACCATATCATCACGGTAAGCAATACGAATGCTGATGTGGTGATGTATTACAGCCCAGTATATCTGTAGGAGGTGTTATATGTTAAGTGTAAAGACACAAGACGGATGGCTGCCTATCACGGTAGCCACGAACGCATATGTAGAAAAGGACGAAGAGGGCGAAGAAACGCTCTCTTTTGATGTTCCGCCAGATTCGGAGTTATTTACGTATTTAAAGACTGAGGCAGAAGTTAGGACAGAGGATAACCTCTATCTTATCAAGGGTGTAAATAAGCTGATCACGCAAGCCACGATTACCTGCGAACTGGATATGGATGATTGGAAGGCATCATATTATCTCAAAACAGCAGATATCGCTGCACTGCAGACAAAAACCATAGGCGATGTATTAAATTATATCAAACCTTCAGGGTGGACGGTAACCAGCGAAGAGGTCAGAACGATCAAACGTACGCCGGACAAGGAAAAATGCAACGGGTACGATGTACTGATGCGCTGCAGGACTGTATATGATGTGCAGTATGATTTCGATTGTCTGAGCAAGGTTGTTACTGTGATAGATCCGTACGCTTCTATGGATACGGGATTGTATGTGACACCTGAACTCAACATGAAGGACCATACATATAAAGAAAGCAGCACAGGACTTGTCACAAGGCTATACTGCTACGGTGCTGATGATTTGACATTTTCTGATATCAATGAAGGGAAGCCGTATATCGACCTGCAGGGCTACAAAGGCAAGCCGATAGTGAGCTCCTGGACAGATGGGCGATACACGAACAAGGAAAGCCTTCTGGCGGACGGAAGGAAGAAGCTGCAGGAGTTGGCAGCACCGGTTGGATCATACACAATCAATATGATAGACCTTGCCGCGGTGGATGATAAGTACAAAGACTTGAAGGTGAAAATTCGAGAGACAGCGCATTGTATCATTGATCCTGTCAGAGGCATCGATGTACCACACCGTATCGTAAAAATCCGAAAGTACCTACTGGATGAAGAAAGGTCGAACAATACGATTACACTGTCTAATGAACCTCGTAAAATAACGGATATGATAAACCAGATGCAGGAAAACGTGACTGAACTTACGCAGGATGGATATAAGAAAGAAACGACTATCCGGAACAATTCTGAAAGCATTGAGTTGATTGCAAAAGGGCTAGGAGAAGCTCAGTTGAAATTGCAGGAAGACCAGATCGTTGCGCTTATATCGAAGGCGATAAACAACGGTAACTCCATGCAGACTATGCAGGTGATTATAGATATCCTTGGTCTGACAATAAAGAATGGTGGAATCAAGGTATACGATGGTAACAACAGCCTTGTACTCTATGTGGATCAGAATTCTAAAAAGCTGGTTATGAATGGCTCGATAGAATCACAATCAGGTCATATCGGTGGATGGTCTTTAAATTCAGAAGGACTGACTGCTTCTTATACTGCAAACATACCCAATTATACCTCTGCAGATACTGAAAAAATAAAACAGTTCATTCTTGGTCAAATCACTTTGACTGATGCAGAATATGATTATTTAGACATAGATCGAAGTGGGACGATTACTTCCGCTGATTACGTTATTATGAAAAATGTTATTTCTGGATTGCATTCCCATACGTGGCGATACGATTATGTAATATCGCCGTATGACCCTGCAAAGTTTGTAAAAGTACATATAGATATGGGAAATGGCACATCAAGGGACAGGTATATCAGTTTGATGGGTATTTCTACAGATGCCATGAGATATGTAAATGACAAGGTACGTGGATAGGAGGTGATAAAATGGATATAGTAGTAACACAAATTAAACAGATTGGTAGAGAGATAATGCTTGACGGAAACAGTCTTGTAGGTTATCAGCACTCGGCCAATCTTTTTATTAAGCTTATTAAAGATACATCGGAAACAAATCCATTTAAGGGAATGGTGGTATCTGGTTATTGTAGCAGCTGGAAATCAGATATGCCGATTGTATGCCCTCTACAAGAAAAGGATGATGGGACATACATTTTGTTGCCTGATGGGGTGTTTGAAAACGAAGGCGATGTATATTTGTCTTTGGCAGCGATTGACGAAAATAAAATCGTTATCACATCTAACAGATTAGCTCTACAAGTAGATGTATCCAACAAAATCAAAGCTGCAGTTTCTCCACCGGAAGAATATTGGCAAAGAGAAGTATTAAGTGCTATGAAATCATGGTATACGAGTACTGTTGATCCTTATTTTGAAAAAAGCAAAGAGAAATTAGATGATTTGATAGACCAAACTAACGAATCTCAAAAGGATGTAAAAAATGCAGTGGCACAATGTTATGATGCTATATCAGCACTGCAACTTGAAACATTCGATATGGACGGCGGTGACCCGTTCACACAAGCGAGCGAAGAAGACATTGATGTAAACGGTGGGTATCCGATTTAAAGAGAGGAGAATGAGAAATGCCATTTTATACAATAAGACCACGTGCTGGAACAAAGGCACAATGGGAACAATCAAATATGGTTTTGAAAGAACGCGAAATCGGTTATGAAATACCGAATGCAGGTGTTGGAAAGGGAATCGTTAAAATGAAAATGGGGGATGGAGTAACACCTTGGAATAGTTTACCTTATGCAATACCTGACGCATTAACACCTAGCGACATTGTTACGACGGATTCAACGTCCAATGCAAAAGTACCTAGTGCCGGATATTGTAAAAAGAAATTCGATGATATAAAAACCGAATTAAACAGAAATACTGTTCAATTAACTAATTCGGTATATCTTCCTCCGGCCAATATGTATAGAAGTGGGCAAGTTGTTTATTTAAAGTGTGCTGGTTATATGCAAAAGGAATTGGCAGCGAACGGAGAGACTACGATAGCTACGCCGTCGATGATTCCGGAAGCTTTTCGCCCAACAGTAGATCTAAATTTCTATGAAATCGTAGGTAGTACAAAAATTATCGCAAAGATAAATATTAAACAGGATGGAACTATTTTGTTTTCCCCTCTTGAAAAGCTAGCAAGTAATACAGGAATAAATGTGCATCTTACCTATGTGACGGGCAAGTCTACTATTCAATGAAAGGAGCATTAAGATATGGAATTTATTAAACTGAAAAATGGCAGTAGATATCAGCTGATCACAGACGGATTCAATGTCGGAGATAATCATGTGAAACTTGCTTTCATTGCTGATAGATCACTAAAAGAGATTCATTCTGAATTCTCAAAAAAAGGAAAATGTTGAGACATTATGTGTAGAAACCGCAACAGGTGAAACACTAACTGTCTGTGATGGATATGTGGTTTTAGACAGCTACGTATCATTAGATTTGCATTATGAGGTATCGCCAGTTGAATATGGCGGTGATGGGGAAGTTGTAAAAGCAGCTGATTATGGTGAAGTCGCTTTCTTATCTTTATATAAAGAAACAGCAGAAAGCATGCTGGAAGAATTGAAACTTAAGCAAGAGGTGACTGCACAGGCAGTTCAAGATTTGATACTGATGGCGGCAGGAGGTGAAGCATAATGGCAAATTTTCTGGTATATCGTATCTTAGATGGAAAGCTTGATTTTGCTGATGTCCCCAAAGCGCTAGAAGCCGGAGTGAAAAAAATTCTGGTTGAGATAGGTCACGAAGAATTAACGAAGTAGTATAAGAGGGTAAAACGCCCTACATATTGCCAAGAATGGCGGAAAGAGATGAGGTATATGAAACATATGGCACAAACAATCACAGACAACTACAACGCATTTGTGGGCACTGTTATAGCAGTTATCAGCGTGATATTCGGAGAACACTGGTATCTGTTTGCGTTGTTCCTTGCACTTAATATAGCAGACTGGGTAACAGGTTGGATGAAGTCAAGAATCATGAAAAAAGAAAATTCAGTAAAGGGTTGGCAAGGAGTACTTAAAAAGATTGGATACTGGATCATGATCACGTTTGCATTTATGGTTGCAGCGGGCTTGATCGAAATCGGTGAGATAATCGGTGTAGACTTGCAGATTACAACACTGCTTGGATGGTTCGTGCTGGCCAGTTTGATTGTGAATGAAGCACGTTCCATCTGTGAAAACTTTGTTGAAGCTGGATTCAACGTACCAAAAATTTTGAGCAACGGCTTAGCTGTTGCCGACAAACTTATTAACAAGGAAAGCGAGGACGAAGAAAAATGAAAATTTTGCTTATTGCAGGACACGGCGCAGGTGATCCAGGAGCTTCCGGATGCGGATACAAAGAAGCTAACCTTACCAGAGAGCTGGTCAACCTGATTGCGCCGAAGCTGAGAAAATATGCAACTGTGGATGTGTACAACGAAAACCGCAGCGCATTCTATGATGTGCAGAACGGTACATTCAAAATCGGAAAGTATGATTATGTGCTGGAAGTACATTTTAACGCATTCAATGGATCCGGACACGGAACAGAAATCTTTGTAACAGACAGTGAGCAGTATACCGATGTAGAACAGTCCATCATGAACAATTTGGGAAAGCACTTCGTGAAGCGTGGTGGCTCCGGCGTCAAGGTGACAAACTGGCTGGTGATTTATACATGCAAGTGTTTAGGCATCAGCTCAGCATTATTAGAGACCTGCTTTATCGACAACAAGGCTGATATGGCCGAATACCAGGCAAGCAAAGAATCCGTCGCACAGGGCATTGTAGACGGCATTGCAGAAGGTTTCCAGTTGAAAGCAAATAGCACAGAGCAGAAGCCAGGTAATAAGCCTGCAGAACATAAGAAACCTTCCAAGCCTGCGAAACCAGCACAGCCTGATCAGATCCTACATGTTGGAGAATACTTCACAATTCCAGGAGTGCATAGCGTAGACCAGGTATTGGCCAACATGGATAGCATCTGGTGCGAGGAGATGACCGGGAACGGCGGTAACTCCATTCAGGCGGGACCACTTACCAAATGCGATAAGAACGGTAAGAAAACAAAGTCACAAGTTTTCAGCGTAGGTGATTACTGGAAATGTGACAAGAAATTTAAGGTGCTTGCGGTGGATAAACCTACAAATTCAGTGCAGGCAAATGTCGGAGGTCGTAAAATCTGGTTGTATGCTGGTTCGCTGCGTGAAGTCTAATATATGAAATAACCCTACTTCTCTTGATTGAGAGGTAGGGACTTTTTACTGTTTTCAAATAACAAAAAAAGTAAAATCAATAAACAAAAAGTGTTGAATGATTTTACAAATTATGGTAAAATATAAACGTGTTAAGGAGAACGCCGAATAAGAGCGGCAAGGAGGAAAAACATGAGGAGAGGAGCAAAAACGACTGAATTTGGTCTGGAACTTAGAAAAATCAGATTATGCAATAATGAATATCTAGGGGATATGGCAGAAAAATTAGGCGTAACTGTTTCATATCTTTCAGCTGTAGAAACAGGTAAAAGAGAAACTCCTAAGGCTTGGGTAGAAATCATAATCTCAAAATATGGTTTGGATAAAGAAAGCGCAGAAGCTTTAAAGAGAGCCTATGAAATGAGTAAAAAAACTATCAAAATCGATATTGGCGATGAATCACAAGAAAGAAAAACATTGGCCATATCTTTCGCTAGAGAATTAAAAAATCTAGACAACGAGCAAATTGCAGATATTTTGAGCATCTTTAAAGAAAAGGAGGATTGATAATTTATGGATTGCTTAGCTCGCTCGCTTACAAGAAAGGAAATACGGAAACTAGCTTATGACTTTAGAAAAATTTTCGGACTAGAAAATACTCTTTATTTTCCAGTACTTCCTATCATAGAATATCTACTTTATGAATTGGATGAAAATTACTTATTTGAAGTAAAGAAAAAAGATGAGATGGAAAAAAAATTAGGAGAAACATTTCCTGAAGATCACACTATTGTATTGCGTGAAGATATATATGATGGTGTAAAAAAAGATATAGGACGTGATAGAATTACCGCTTGCCATGAAATTCTTCATTATCTATATCATAGAAAAGAAAACATCGTATTCACCAAATTAGAAGGTAAAAAAGTAAACAATAACTGCCTTCCTGAATGGCAAGCGGATGTATTTGCGAGTGAGCTATTAATACCATATCATCTCACCAAAGATATGAATATAACTCAAGTTATGAAAAAATGTAAAGTGTCCTATAAGACCGCAAGGCTTCAATTGCGGAATTATAAAAAGAACTAAGCTACCAACTTAGTTCAGCATTGCTTGCCCAGCATGAGTTATGATAGGCTATTGCAATTCTATCTACAGTTTTATTGTAACATCGTAACTTAACCTTTGCAAGCAATTTTTGAAAAGGAGGTTACCTCATGTATATACTAAGAGCTTCTTTTACTCGTGACGGTGTAACATATTATGCGCGGGATTATGGAAAAAGAGCATTCAGAATTTATATAGATGAAAAAACAGGTTTCTCATCTGTTAAGATGTAATGTAAAGGTTTAAAGTTCCTTTGTATGTATAGCCCATATGAAAGACTAGCTACTCTCCACACCAGAGAGTAGCCTTTTTTTGTTAAACATCGAGCTTACAATATTTTAGCTGAAGTGAAAAGTTAAATTCCACTTTCAAAAGGCGAATAAAAAATGTGGAACT